CTTAAAGCGAGGCTTCGTTTACTCAGATGATTTAGGGGAGTGGGCAGCTCCGCTCGAAGAGGCGTCGATAGCAAAGTCGTTGCATAATTACATGTCCCGCAAAGGGAGTGATGTTCTGCCAATGCAAATTGCTGCTGATGCCGTCGAGAATGCTAACCGGGAGTTTTTCTTTCACGGAAAGGAAACTTTCGAGAGACGTCGGGACCAATTACTTCAAGTAATTGAGAAAACAGACGTCCACGAGTTTGTCTCTACGTTGCCTACGTATGAAGATCTAATTGAGCATTATAATGGGCAGCGCGTTAAAAAACCGTTGGATGTCGAAGGAGCTGTTTTACAGCTACAATAAACATGTATTGATTACAGATTTTAGGAATACCACTAAAAGACTGCTTGCATGCTTATTTTGTATAGTGCGGTATTGCACAACTATGTAAATTTTACATATTGCACTTATCAATTGGGTCCTGTAAGTGTATGTATATAGACCTGCCGTATTTACTAGGTGTGCTGGGAGCACGAAGTCTCAATCCCAGGCCTCAAGCTCGGAGAGTAGCAGTAACTCTCAAGGGACGGATGTCCCGCAACAAGATCTGCCTCCACAACAATTGACATCTCAAGCCAATGAAGTGTACTTGATGAATGTCACAGGTAGTTCTAAACAACAAATCACGCAGTTTCTTGATAAGAAGGCCAGTGTTGAAACTGGTGTTCTATCTCAGCCGGATGATACCTATCGAACTGTGACAACGCCAGATGCTTCTTTAGCAGAGTTTCTGTCTCGTCCAGTTCTTATAGATGAGTTCGACTGGGTTGTCGATTCTGGTGGTACTTTGATGCGTCAAATTAATCCTTGGGAGTTATTTTTCAAGGACAATGATGTATCGAACAAAATAGAACACTTCAATCTGTTGCGTTGCAATCTCAAAGTCAAAATAATGTTGAATGGTAACCCGTTTTACTTGGGACGAATGCTCGTTTCGTACTTACCTTTACATCAATTTGATGAGATTACTCGTAACAGGGGACTCTTTCAGTTTGACGTCATTGCAGCCTCTCAGAGACCTCATGTCTTTTTGAATCCTACAACTAGTGAAGGTGGTACTATTAACCTTCCCTTTTTCTGGATGGAGGATGCATTGAATCTGCCTAAAGCCGATTATTCGTATATGGGTCGTCTTGATTTCCATGACTTTGTAGGTTTGCAACACGTTAACGGTTCTGACCAGCCAATTAACGTGTCTGTTTTCGCCTGGGCCGAGAACGTTGAGTTGGTTATGCCTACGGCTACTAAGCCAGGGGCTGCCGCTACTCGACGGCTCACATCTCAAGGTGATGAAAAGTCTATTGATGAGTATGGAAAGGGACCCATTTCGAAACCTGCGACTACCGTTGCTGAAGTTGCTGGTAAACTAGCAGAAGCGCCTCTAATTGGCCCGTATGCGCGGGCCACGCAGATGGCAGCCTCTGGTGTTGCACAGGTCGCTTCGGCATTTGGTATGTCGCGCCCAGCGGTTATTGATCCCATTTTGCCGTACAAGCCAACTTATGCTGGAAATATGGCGAATACCAACGCTCCTGATCCGGTAGTTAAGTTAACTCTTGACTCCAAACAGGAGACCACGGTTGATACCCGTGTTATGGGTCTGGGTGGCGTCGACGAAATGTCTATTACC